ACAATTTTATCAGAAAGAATCGCAGCCATTGGCGAAGATGATTTCTTGGCAAATATCGATATACCTAGTACAAATAAAATTGCAGATTATCTTAGAATGGTAGAAGAAGGCTTTGACCCATCAAGTGCAAATAGAGGTTCTAGAAGAAAGTTTAATCAAGGTGAAAGGGCTTATGAAAATTATATGAGAGACTTCGGCGACTTCTATAATACTGATGGGACACTCAAAACAGATATTATCGGTGCGTTGACTGACGAGTTAAAACAGCTTGCTGCTGAAAGAGGCTTCTTAGTTAACAATGGTGGTAATACATTCGTAGGCGGTTCATCGTCTAATCAAAGTTCAATTCAATACAACTTTAGTACTTCAGGCCTTCCTGCTCAATCATTGGCCAACGGTGCACACCAATAAAAAAATAGCGGGGCTATGACAACCCCGCTATTCCCGAACCTCAATTCGATGATTTAATTAATCATCATTCGCCAGACTCTTAAAGAAGTCAAGCGTATCATCCTCATTATCATCTGAATAGCGAGATTCTAGCGGTGACGCTGCCTCTGGTTGGGCTGCGGGAGCTGCCTCCTTAAACTTCGGTTGGAAGTTCATCTCCGCCACATCGTCCTCGGCAGTATTTGTGGGTGCGTGAGCACTGCCATCAAGAGCAAGAACTTTATAAAGCTTAGCTTTCAGTTCGTCATAAGTCTTGAAGTTTTTAGGCTCGATGAGCTCTTTTAGAGAATGCTGTGTTTCCCACAGCGCCTCTAAGTCATCGTCAGACACTGGAGCACCTGATGAATCCGCTAAGGGACTCGGTGCAGAGAAATCTGACTTATCGTAATTTCGATAACCTTCAACGTTACGTGCCTTCAGGTTGAAGTTTGCACCTTCCCAAAAATCAAATGGGTTGATGGGCGCTTCATCCGGAAACTGCGGATTCATAACGTCATTCAGTTTGTCGAAAATTTTCTTACCAAACTTGAACTTAAACACTTTGCCTTCGTTCTGTGGATTGGTAGGATCTTTAACTACATAGACATTCGCTGTGTAGCTTAAGCGTCTTTTCTGCTTACGTGCAATATCCTTACCAGACTCGACGCCTGAGTTCCAGAGCTTGCTGTTGTATTCAGAACCCGGAGCGTCTTTCCCCATTGTGGTCAAAGAGTTCTCGATGTACCAACCGCCTGGACCTTGAAACCCGTGGTCCCAGATTCTGACGAAAGGCATGTCTTCACCCTTTGGTGCAGGAAGAAAACGAAGTACGGCATACCCGTTACCGGCCTTATCGACCTCGAGTTTCCACATGTCGTCTTGTTCGGAATTATTGCCACCTGATGTATTCATCTTTTGAAGCTGAGAATTCAACTTGTCGAATGAAGATGTACGTGACTTTTTTAGTGATGCGAAAGATGTGCTCATATTATTTCTCCTTAGTATGTGCGTTATGTGCGATGTATAGTTTGTATATTACAGTATATTTTCGTATTTGTCAACCAATATTTCCTTATATTTTTCAGAATCATAACCTGAAATGAAAGGACGATATTTGTTCACTACTTTATTTATATCAGGATACACGATGTTATCTGTAATTTTCTTATCCCAATATTTGAAACACCCGAGTAAGTCATCTAAGATAACTAATGTTTCCATGCCTACCCGATGTTGCAAGTAGGCTTTAAGAACGTGAGGATGTTGTCCATTAGACACTTTGAACTCGGTATCAAAGTCATCGTCAAGTTCCGCAAGGTCTGATTTAAATGAATATCTCAGAGCCTGTTGGCGTGCAACCCAATCAGTATAGATTGACTCACACTTTTCGCTGTCTGCAATTTCACCAACCCATACCTTTGGATTGACGACCAGATTAGCGAGAATCTTCCCTCTAGCATTTTCATGCTTTGTTAATTTGTAAAAGAAAAACTTGTCTTTGCGTGTCTCGAAACTTGTCGATTTCAAACGCATCTTGCCGTTGTATTTAAAGAAGTCGTAATCTGTAGTAAAGTGTTGCTTGATGGCAACATAGTACGTGTATAGATCAAAAGCGTCTCGAGTATCATACATTAAATAGGCAACCTTACTTGTTTTTCGACTAGGTTTAGCTCTTCTGCTTCCTCGTAAATCTTTGCCTTAAGAATAGGACTACGTCTAATAATCTCGCCTGCAACTTCAATTTCAAGAGAGTTCTTTTCGCAATACTCTACTATAGCATCAATATAAGGAATACCAGCTGCTATCATATCAGAGATTTCATTCATAATCTTCTCTGAGTTTAGTTGGGATTCTATTTTATTCATTTAATAATTTAATTCCTAAGGCCCAGTTCTCAGCGGCATCTTCTGCCCATGATTGAGATTTACCTGGGTGAGGTTCTGTTTTGAGAAGTTCACCACGGGAGTCAAAGTATTCAATGACGTATCCATCCTCACCTTTGATAATGTCTGCTCTTGCCCTACCGCCATTGTCTTCTTTATAGATTGTTGTAATGTACATATCAGTCGTCCTTTACATCATCAAACGTGATAGAAATGTTTGATGTATCGTACACAGTATTAGAAGTGAGTTGAATAAACTCATCGCTGACTGTATATTCGATTGAATTATCTGACCCATCTAACACAATTGCACTTTCCGTCCACGGTTGCGTAAAGGAATACAAATCTGTTGTATGGTCAGTAACATGAGGTTCGCTAGAATCAAGTACAAAGGTAATAGTATTTGCCATTTGTTTACTCCGGTTAAATAATAAAATGCGACTTTTCTGTTGCTAAGTAAGTCGCCAACTCCCTGCGTTTATGCCGCTAGGGCAAAACCAGATGGTGCAAAATTATCGTTTGCATTTACTTTTTTTGGCTGTCTAACGTAAGCCACCACGGTAATCTCCACTTCAACTATTCCGCCAGTCGATTCCTAGTTCAGCCCCATCATAAGCACACTTGCGAAGTCTTTTGTTATAACCACGCTTAATCTTCTTGCGTTCACCTGGTTTCCAATGATAGTAATTTTTAGCCTTCTTGCTTAGAGCATCAAACTCATCGCCGCTAATCATTTTAATACGTTTCTTCATTGTGTTTCCAACTGTGCTTATGGTGGAGCTGTCGGGATTCGCACCCGAGTCCTGTACGTATTCGCTTTGCTTCATCGATTACATTGTGTATTTATATCACACAAATTTATTTCTGTCAACCACAAAATGAATCTTTCCCGTTATTTTGATAAATAATAATGAAGGTTTTCTGCTAGTCGGTTAACCTTTTTATCATTTCAACAATACAAGGATTATGTGGATGAAGTTTATCCTTCCTGCGGCACTGACTTTTTTCGCCGTATCACAAGCAAATGCATTAGAACTAACTCAATCACTTGCTCTTAACACTGATGTTACATTCGAGCATAAGATCGATGCAAACACAACTCAAGTAGACTTTGCTCCCGAATTATCGTGGACACCAATGTCTGGGCTAGAATTACTTGCCGGAACATCTCTTGACGTATACGACCGTGCCAATGGTTTCACCATGGCAGACGAGTTCGACACACTTCCTACTGTAACTTTTGGTGCTGAATATCAAGTACCTGCAGTTGATAATATGGAATTAGCAATTGGTACCGCTTACAACTTCGACACTAAAGAACGTGACGATGTAACAATCAAAGCGACCTTTAGCTTTTAAGCTAACTGCGCTAGAGACATAACAATCACTAGTGCAACAAATCCAGTCAAACTTAACTTGAAAAGAAAGATTGACGATTTAAAGATGATGGGAACGCCATATCGAATGGACGCTCCCATCATCGACAACATAAAAATCAGTCCTACAATTTCCGCTACAGTCATATCAATTCCTTATTACA